CTTGGCGGAAAGCGCGTGGGTCCGGCTGCGCAGCGGCAGCGTGGCGATGGTCTCGATCACCTGAAGGACGCCGAATTTGTGCGACGGGTTCGCGGCACCCGTCATCTTGAGGGCATAGAGCGCGCCAGTCGGCACGTCGGTGCCGTCCCGCGCCGCGGTGACGACATTCGCAACGCCACTCGGATTGAACGGCTTCCAGCGGTCGGCGATATGGGCAACGGTCGAGAAAGAAGACGTGCTCGTGCGCCGCTGCCAAACGAGGAACCCGCCGTTGAAGAGCAGATTGCGGAAAGAGCCCTGGCCGGGGGCCTGGAAGGACGGATCGGCGCCCGCGCCGTTGCTTGTGAGCACGTCGCCCGCATTGCCCAGTGCCGGCCCGTCCTTGAGGTTGCCGCTGGCATCCGACCACAGCGCGATCGTATGTGCCGTGTCGCTCGCGGGCTTCCCCGCAGCGACCAGCGTGTCGCGGGCCGATTGCGCATCGGCGGCGCCCAGGAGGCCATTCATGAAGCCGCTGACCGGCGTCAGATCGCCCGAGGTGCCGACTGCCGTAGTGGGGTTGCCGTTGGCGTCGAAGGCGAAGAACTTGCTCGCCCGGTCCACGCTGCTCGGCAATTCGGTAACCACGCTGCTCGGATCGGTCACCGGAATCGTGAGCGCGCGGCCGACCTGCTCGCTCAATTCCTGATCCCGCATGCAGGCGCGGTCCAGGGCCTGCTCGTGGGTCTCGGCCGGGAACGGGTCGTTGGGCGTGTAGTCGACGAGCTGCGTCTGCGCCGTGACGCGCCGGATCGTCCACTGCACGGTCGAGGCCGGGGCGGAAACCGCGGTCACGGTCCCCGTCGTCCCCGCGCCCCCCGCCACGGCGTAGTCCGTGGTGATCGTCTTCACCGTCTCGGCGCCGGTGGCGATGACGCGCTCGACGACCTCGAGCTCGGCCTCATCGAAGAACGGGAACGGAACCGGGAAATCCGTGGTGCTCCCGTCGCCCGTGTAGGTGACGCGGGACGTGGTGGTGGAGACGGTCATGGCCTACCTCGATGAAAAATCCCGCGCAAAGCGCGCGGCGGCATCGTTGCGGGCACGGCGTCGCTCCGCGGCGGAGCGCGGCCCTACGCGAGAGCGGGTCGGTTCAACGGATCGCGCGTTCGGCCCCGTCGGATGTCGCGATCCTGGGTGCGCCGTTCGCTCAGGCCCGGTACCAGGGCCGTGCCACCCCGGATCCGGCGAGGACTATGGGCGCCGACGCGCTCCCGGGCGTGGTCCCGAAATTGAGTCGGCTTGCGTCGGTGAGAAGGTTCGTCCCCGCGCCGATGTACGCGGAGGCGAGCCTCTGCTGCGCCGCCATGCGCTCGAGCGACGACCGGGCCATGGCATTCGCGCTTTGCACGCCGCCGCCGTAACGGACGGAAAGGGCCTCCAGCTCCGCGTCCGCGGCGGAGTTCGCCATCACGTCGAGGGCGGAGCCCGAAAGCGTGATCCCGGATTTCGCCACACCGGCCCGGCCCTGGCCCAGAATGCGAAGGCTGCGCTGGCGCGCGAGCTGCTCGTCGTAGGCGGCCTGGCGGCGCGCGATCTCGGCGTTCTGCGCCGCCACTTGCGCGTTGTAGTCATAGGCCTGGGACTGACCGTAGCCCTGCTGGAACGAACCGAGCAGTCCCCCCACCGTGCCCAGCGTCGAGAGCGCTGAACCAAGGCCGAATACTCCGGCCGAGCCGAACAGGCCGCTGGTGGCGGCGCTTGTGATCGCCCCGGTGAAGGGATTGGCGATGGCGGCAGTGCCGAACAGAAGAGCGTCACACATGGCTTAGGCCTCGTTCACCGTGACGCGCGGCACGACGGCGGCGACGGTGCAGGGAAGCGGCTGGGTCTGGACGACCATCACGCGCGCCGCCGTGTCCCATCCCTTGGGGAAGACGACGCGCTTTTCGCCCGTGAACAGAAGCGGACCGGAATTCATCGGCGCCGATGCCGAGCGGAACAGAACTTCGTCCATGTGGTCCTCATTGAAGCCCACTTGTGCTCCCAGCGTATCGAGGAACTTCACGACCGCTCGGTCGATGCGCTTCTGCCGGCCGATCGAGGCCCCGTCCGCAGCGCCCACGTCCAAATCCAGCGTCTCGAGCCGGCTTTCGAAGGGAAGCCCCACCTGCACGACGCTCGCCGCCCGGTCCAGTGTGACGGACCCGGCCTGGACCTGTTTGTCAGGATGCGCCGCGCCGTCGGCCAGGATCTGGACCGTCTCGCCCTCCAGATGGTCGAGCCCGGAGATGACCGTTGCCGCGTCGCCGGAATAAGTGAGCCCGGCATCGACGAAGAAGGCGTTCGCCTTGTCGGTCGCGTCCACCGGCAGGAACTCGTACTCCATGAACTCGACATAGCGCCTGGTGGAGCCATTGATGGTGCGCTCGACGACAAGCCACAGCTCGTCCTGGGTGGTGCCCGGGATGACGGAAACCGACAACACCTGGACGTCCTTGCCACCCAGCGGGTGCCGGTGCCAGCCCACCACCTGCTGGTCGCGCATATAGGTGAGCCCGGCGAGCCCGCCGTCGCTCAAGGCCGCCCACAGCACGGTCCACGGCTCCGCCTGGTACGCGATCTCGCTGATTCCTCTGCGCGAGACGTGGTTGGCGAGCAGGGACAATTCCTGGGCCAGGAAGGAGTCGGCCGAGAAATCGTACATCTGCTCGAACAGCTTGCGGCCCGCGCGCTGAACGAAGATGACGGCCTGGTTGATGCGCATGGCGTTGGTGTCGGCCGATCCTCGCGTCGTCTCGCGGCGCACGGTGACGTTGGAAGGCGTGAGCGCCTCGTTCAAGGTGCTTGCCTGCACCGTGAACTCCGCGCCCGTGGTGCCGACGACCAAGACCTTGCCCGCGCTCATCCACCGGATCGCGTTCACGTGGTCGTCGGCGATCGTGTAGGTGACGGCGTGGTCGTCGGCGACGACGCCCGCGGTGTCCGAAGGGGCGAAGTTCTCGAAATCGCCCGAGACCGAGCCCCATAGCGTCTGCGGCTGGTTCGACGAGCCGGCGAAGAACAGCCGCTCCTCGTAGAATGTCACACAGGCCGGATACCCCGTAGTAATCGACCAGGCGCCGAGCCGCCAATTGCTCGAGGCGGTCGTGCCGCCGAAATTCGACTTCACGTCCGCGGTGACGTGGCTTGAATCGGTGAAGGCGGTGATCGAAGCAAAGCCCCAGGTCGAGCCGTGCTTGATGCGCACGAGCCGGCCCACGTCGGTCGAGGCGAAGGGCGCGTGCCCCGCGGCCGTGATGGTGATGCCGGTCCCGCTCGCCGCCGACGGCGCCAGCGTCTTCGCCGTGTCCGTGTTGGCGTCGAGATACGGACCGTCGAGCGCGTCGAGCGTCGTCAGGGTCCAGGTCGTGTGCGACGTGCGGGACAATTTCTGCGGAGGGTACGCCGGATGACAGAGGTACAGCACGTCGGCGCTTTGGGCCCATTTGAGCGACGCGAGGTCGGATGCTCCATAAGGGCTATTGATCTCGATCGGCGTGCCCGGCGGGCTTTCGACGCGGCCCCTCTCCATGTAGAAGCGGAAATAGCCCGGCCCCGCCTCGATCTGATAGGCCTGCACGACCGAGAACTCGAAGGGGATGAGCCGCGCCACGCCCGAATCCTTGGTCTCGGCGATGTACCGCGTTCCGCTCCGTCGTTTCGCCGCGCCCTGGGGCAGAGGCACGAAGTTCTCGAGCCTGCGGCAGGCGTTCGGATACTTGCCGAGGTCGACGCGCCCGTAGAGCTCGGGCGACCATTCGCCGGCGTTGAAGGTCGTGAGCGCGGGGGTCACGCGGGGCATGTGTTATATTTCTTTCCTTCGCAATCGCCGAGACAGGAGTGGTAATGAAAAAATGGCTTGTTAAACGCTTCCCGAATGGAAGTGTTTCGGATGATGGAATGACTGTTTCCGTCAATGTCGTGCTAAAGGATGGCAAACAGCATGTCCCGCAGATGCCCTTCGACCAGCTTGACTGGCTTGTTCAGGCACTCTTGAAGTTGGCGAATGGTGCATACGATCGGCAAATTCAGGCTGGCAAACTATCGCCTGCTAATCCGATTGATCCGGCCATGACGGTTGATGCTTTTCGTGTGTTGCCCGACAGTCGCACACGACAGGCACTTGTTCAGTTGACCGGACGCGCAGAGCCCAAGGCTCCGCTCGGTATGGGGTCTTTCGTTCTGGCTGCTGAACAGGTCCAAGGTCTAGGAGAGCGTTTGCTCGAAGTCGCGGATCAACTGCGGCAGTCATCGCGCTTATCGTAGTGTATCGTAGTGTCGTTTTAACAACTTCGCCTTACGCCCTGCTCTCGAGCCAATCGTTCGCGCCGAATTCGTCGGGCGTGCCTTCCTGGGCGTCACAGATGCGGGCCTCCGCGATCTTCGCCTGATAGGCGGCGAGCATCGCCTGCGCGAGCGCGGTCGAGCCGGTCAGCGGATAGGCGAGATCGGCGGCGAGCCGAGCCGCGATCGCGTCGGCCAAGAGCGGGTCGAACTCCGCCGGGTCCTCGACGCGGCGCAGGTACAGGATGTTGAGCGGCGCCTCCTCGTCGGTGACGATGCGCCGGCCTTCGATCTTGTAGGTGGCGCCCGAGTCTTCATTCTCGAGTCGAAGCACGCGCAGGCAATCGACTGGCAACTGGAATTGGTTGGCGTATCCCCACGCGGGCGGGTCGGACAGCGCGGCGAGGCTCGCGCGCGTCTCCGCCGCGTTCCACGGATAGGCGCGCAGCACGGCATCGCGCACGGGTTCAAAGTTGCGCTTGCACAGCCGCGCCGCTTCCTGCGCTTCGTCGAGCGACACGATGGGATCGGCCTTCAGCAGATCGAGCGCGCGGTTGCAGATGGAGACGACGGAAACGGGCATCTAATCTCGATCCTGGAAAAAAACGGGGCGGGCGCTGCCCCACCTTCGCCGAGGCTTCGGTGGGCTTGCCCACCGTAGCTTTAGCGGAGACAGGACGCCCGCCCGAGGTCAGGGGAGAAGGGAATTCAGGTGACAGAGATCAGGAGTCAGATGACAGATCCTTTCTGATCTCTGTTCTCTGAATTTCGCACCGGCTCAGTCCACCGTGTAGAACATCATCACCCGCAGCGTGCCGCTGGCCGGCAGGCTGGCGGTGCCGATGGTGATGAACACGATCTCCTCGGCGGAGAGCGCCTGGCCCACGTTGGCCGCGACGCCGAAGAAGGTGGGCGCGTTGGTCGCGGTGAAGGTGGCCGCGGCGCGGTACTTTCCGGTGTTGCCGCTGATGCCGATCGCCACGGTCGCGGTGCCGAGCGAGGTGTCGGTCGTCAGCACTCCGTAGAGCACACGCGCGCCCTTGGGGAGCTTCGCCACCTCGATCGTGTCCGACGTGGTCTGGGAGGCGAGCGTCACGGTCTCGTTGAAGCACCGCACGCGCCCGTGCACGTCGGCCACTGCCGGCAGGCTCTGCGGAACGGTGTTCCGCAGGCCGTTCATCTGCGTTCCATAGAAGACGGTCATGTATCTGCCCTCCTTTACGGCGTGACGGCGATCTCGACCACGGCCTCTTCCTCCATGCGGGTCGCCCCGATGCTCATGGAGTAATAGACCTGGGTCGTGTAGCCCTTGTCGGCGCGTTCCGAGATGCGGGCCTGCGGCTCCTGCCCCACGGCGAGCAGGACGCCGGTCTTGCGCCAGGCGAGCACGGCGCGGTCCGAGCCGCCGACGATCGTCCCCAGCCTCTGCGAGCGGATGAAGTTGAAGCCGAGAAAGGTGTCGATCTGCCCCGCGACCAGCGCCTTCACCGTGTTGTAGTCCGCGGACTTCACCTCGGTGGTGTTGAGCAGGCTGGTGACGTCCTTGGCCGCGAGCGCGACGTAGCGCTCCTCGTCGGGGTCGTTCTCGAGCCCGTCGAGGATCTCCTTCGCCGACAGCAGTTTCGCCAGCGTGAGGCCGGCGGAGGCGGAGGCGATCTTCTGCCCCGCGGGCAGTGCCACCGAGGTCGATCCGGTCTTGCCGGTCTTCGCGGTGCCGTTGATGGCGGCGATGATGACGTCGTCCATCGCGCGCCCCATCGCCATCGCCGCGGCCTGCGCGTAGGAGCTCGTGGGATCGATGAGCGTGCGCACGCGGTCCTGGCGGTCGATGAAGTCGTTGTACTCGTAGTCCTCCATCGCCACCTGGCGGCGCGCGTGCGGCGTCTCGGTGTAGGGCGTGTCGGCGTGGCGCGAGATGCGCTTCACGGCCGAGCCGGCGCCGATCTGGTCGAAATACTCGAACTCGCCGTTCACGCTCTCGACGCGCACGGCGTCGCGAAGGCGCGATCCTTTCTGCTGCACCAGCATCGAGACGTTGCTCGCGTACTGCTGCACGAACGCGGTGGTGATCTGAAAGCTCATGAGAGCCCTCCTTCAAATTGCGGCCTTCCTTCGCGCTTCGCGCTACGGAGGGACCTGTTGCGATCTGACGGAGGGCTGCCCGGTTTCAGATGACAGAGAGCAGAGATCAGAGGACAGAAAGAGTCTGTCATCTGATCTCTGCTCTCTGATCTCTGAATCCCGGACCCTTACCTTGGCGCTGACGCGCGCCCTTCCCGCCGCGCCATAGCTCGACCCGCTGCGCAAGCGCTTGCGCGGCGAGAGAGCGAAGGCGGGCAGGTCGGCCTTCTCTTCAGGCGGTCACCGAGACCCGCGTGTCTCCACGCGCGGGCTTCCTCGGGAAATTCGTCGCCGGGTTTCGCATCGAGTTGTCGGCGGCCGAGACGTCTTTTCGGCGCCTTCACGCGCAACCCGCCTGTGTCGTGTAACGACCGCCTCTATGCAGAAGCGGGTGCCGCCACACCGGCAGCGGCGCGAGTCACGATATCGGCGTCCGACTGGGCGCGCAGGTTTTCCGGCAGCGCGGCGACGAGCCGTGCTGCGCGGGCCTGCTCGGCCGGCGTGCCGAAGGTCATCTCCGCCCGCGCGCGGGCCACCACGGCCGAGGGCACGATGCCGGTGCGCGCCGC